TGGTAATCGGCTGGTAATCTGCTGGTACAACTTCCTCTGGAGGCCTTTCTGTATGCAGGTTTCCGATGGTAATCGGCTGGTAATCTGCTGGTACAAAATTTGCCTGATATTCGTCGTATTTTGTAATGCTGATTATTGAGAATTTATTGTTAGAAACCCAGCTAACCATGCCCAGCTTTTTAAATTTCCTTAACAGATACTGAACACGGTCCGGGTTTAATCCGGTCTCATAGGACAGGGAGTGTCTACCAGTCAACAACTCCCCTCGATTCACCAGTTTTTCGCCTAAATCCGTTTCTACGTACTCAGGTGAATATTTTGCCCTTAGTATGAGATGTGTCCACAAATGTGCCGCTTCAGGATCCTTCCAAAACGGCACATCCATGATTTTTCTGTGCAGCAAGGCAAACCCCTTACCGACTGATTTCGGCGTCTCCTGATGCCGTCTGGCCTCTCTGGCGACAGCAAGGTTAGTTATGTTGCTCATTTGTTTTTCCCCTTCTCGCGGCATTCATCAAGGATCCATTTCAGTTTTGCTGCAATTGATGGATGGAGGGTCCGCAGGTACTCCAAACGAGTAATATTCTTGTGCGTTTCGTCCCAGCTGCTTATATGCTTTTTCATCATGCCCCCTACAGACGCATTGGCATAATGACCAGCGTTCCGTTGCCGAAGACGCTGTTGAACTCAACGATAGAGGCCTCAGTGTTACCGTTAGGCCTTATCTTGATGCCGCAGAATTTCGGGTTATAGAGCTTTGCCGCCTTCTCAATATCTGCCAGATAACCTGCATTGAATCCGATCTCTTCTGTAGGATTGCTTTCAAATTTCGAGATAACTCGCTCAATGTCAGGATATCGACCATCGACCACGTCACAGAGGCCAACTCCGACACGAACGCCATGATCATCAAGGTAGGTAACCAGGCCGCTATCTGTATCAATCTCAGCCTTTTCAAAGCTGAGGACCTTTGCGCCTTTAATAGACACGATGATGTTCTCTGTTAGTTCGGCGTCATGCTCTCCGATAAATGCGCGGTGTCCGTCAGTTGAATAAACTTTCTTGTCAGGTGCAAAGCAGATTCCGTTCAGGTAGTAACGGATATCTTTCTTAGCCTGGAATATCATTGCGCTAAGCAGCGCAGGTTTGCTGATTGTCAGGATCATGGTATTCTCCGTTTGAATTAGAAAAGCATGTCTATCTGAGAGCCATCGGTTGCAGCCGGTGGCTTTTTATTTGTCAGCACAGCAGCGAATCGCCGCGCTAGCTCGACTATCTCCCTGTCGTCTATCCCGTACTCCAGAATGGCCAGCGCCATAGCGGCCTGCTGGAAAAATCCGTCTTTCATGCGACTGACTTTGCAGTCAGGAACGCCCATTAATTTTGCGAATTTTGTCTGCCCCATAACGGCCAGTTTCCCTAGTAACTGCGACTCAATGCGAGACGCTTTTTTGCGGTACTTTGCATGTTCCATCTGTGATACTTCTCCGTGTTGATTAGTTAGTGCGTGGCTAAGCCGTGGGGCTGCCACATTGATATTTTGGTGGGTTGCACTTTTCAGCGCTCGATTGGTGGGTAATTCTTAAGCGGCTATGCCGCCTTTCTCGCCATATAGCAGCCAGTGCGGTTCGCACTGGAGGGCAATGGCTAATTCAACCAGACAGCGAGGACGCTTAGTTAGCCCTGATTCAACCTGCTGAATTGTCTGTTGCTTGGCTCCAGATAGTTCAGCCAATTTAGCCTGGGTTAGATTCAGCTCTATTCGCTTCTGTTTGAGTCGGTCAGATAACGTTTCCATACAACCTCCTAACAAACTTGCTTGTATTTTATTGTGAAAGAAACTTGTTTGTCAATTACCTTATTTCTTGTGACTATGGATGGTATACAAATGAGGGTTTTATGAGCATTGGTGACCGCGTAAAAGTTCGACGTATTGAATTGGGGCTAACCCAGTCAGACCTTGCGTCAAAAATTGGAGTTTCCCAGCAGGCCATTCAGCAGCTTGAGGATGGAGGAACGCGAAGACCTCGCTATCTGCCTGAGTTAGCAAAGGCCATAGGATGTAGTGTCGGCTGGTTGGCTGCGGTTGATAATGATAAGGCAGATGATCAGATTCCTCCTGAAAACGAGTGGATCGGAATTAGTGTATGGGATCGTGATACACCACTAAGCAAAGACGAAGTTGAGGTGCCATTTTTACGTGATATAGAATTCGCATGTGGAGATGGCTCTGTGGGAGATGACGACTACAACGGGTTCAAAATCAGATTTTCTAAATCTACTCTCCGGCGCGTTGGCGCTAACACCAATGGTTCAGGTGTATTGTGTTTCCCGGCAACTGGAAACAGTATGGAGCCATTCATCCCTGATGGTGCGACAGTTGCGATAAACTGCGATGACAAACGTATAGTTGATGGGAAGGTCTACGCCGTTAATCAGGACGGATGGAAGCGGCTTAAAATACTCTACCGTATTGGTCCTGACCGCGTCAGCCTGCGCAGCTTCAACAGTGATGAACACCCGCCAGAAGAGCACGATCTCTCAGACATTGAGATAGTTGGACGAATGTTCTGGTCTAGCGTTCTCTGGTGACACACAAACAATCCAATCAACCGGCACCTCAGCCGGTTTTTTTATGCCTGAAATCCCCACTACATCCATGAAATGCCCAAATAACTATAATTTACAAAAATAAATACTTATAAAAAACAACAGATAACAATATCAAAACAACAAAATACAATTTTCAGTGTTTACAAGCTTTCTTGTATTATTGTATATTTAACCCATCAGCAGGACGCTGGAGAGTTAACAGGGAACAATCGAGCACTGAAAAGTGCAGTGAACCAAACGAGATGAGTTTGGACTGGATGAAATGCAGCTGCACCGACAGCAACCGCGAGGATAAGCAGCGCGGCGTCCAGTACCAAAACTATTTCAGGAGGCAATCATGATTAAGGCACACAACATCAAGTGCAATGCCCGCTCCCGTCGTGATGAGCGTCGCAAGGCGAAGCAGCAGGCGTTTGCAGAGGCTAACCCGTTATTGGTTGGCAGGCGTTACACGAAGATCGGCGAAACGATGTGGTTTGTTTATAAAGCCCACTACCAGCCAAAAGATTTAAACGCTATTGCTAAAAACATATTCCGTTCAGTTATGGAGTACAGAAACCAGATCATCCGGGCTACATATCTGTATGAGTATGAATTCAGGCGCAAGCCATTGACTGAGGGGCCGATATGTCTGCCAGAGGTTGCTAAATATTATGCCCGTCACCGCAATTCAGGTGATGTGACGGCGCGGTAAATTCTTAAAGTTTTTACTTACCGAGAACAGGAATTGCTGATAAATTCTCAGTAAATTCAGCTCAAGGAGAAGCGTGGTGAAAAGCAACACGACTTATACAGCAATGAGAGTCAAAGAATTTGATGCAATTTCAGTTGTAGAAGTAAGATGCATCAATGAGAGGGAAAAGGAAAAAACAGACTGCCTACTAATTTTTAATACAATAGATGATGTTAAATTTTTGGGTGCTGATAACTTCCATCCATTAATCAAGGCAGAGATGAAAAAATGCGCATTGGATGCGATAGCAATTGGGAAAGGCAAGCTACAAATAGAAGCTGAGCAGAGGGTTTCAGAGCTGGAAAGTAGCAGATTAAGACAAGCCAATATTGCTCGTCAGTTTAGAGAGGCTGTATTAGGATGGAGTGAAGAATTAAGTTCATTAAATTGGGATGTGCAGCAAGGGCTTGATATACCAACATTACGAACGAGAATAACAACGGTAATAAACAGCATGGAAAAACTAAAACCAAGAAAATAACGTTAGCTGATCTGCGATGAAAATTTTACATAAAATGGTAAATATCACAAAAAAGGATATATACCTGATCTTATCATGCCCTACATTATTGGCCATTATTTAAAAGCCAACTTTTTGGAAAACTCTACAGGGTAAAATTTTTGGGGGTTTGGGACTCTTTTCTCATTCTCAAAC